TCCATGTAATCGTTCTAGCTGTCGCGCCCTGAGTAACTACAAGGTATTTCCAGCCCACGGTTAAGCCCGTAGGCGCTGCAAATGTTTTGTTAGTGTCTAGCGTTATCTTTGCAAAAGGCGCTGCGGTAACGTCCCATGTAATCGTACCCGCACCGCTCGAAATGTTGACAATCGAAGGGCTAGCCGCTGCATTGATTTGCGTGTGTGTTGCCGAGACTACGCCTGTGACGCTGGGAAACGTGGCTTTAAGCGTTGTTTTAAGCAGTTTGATATGGTTATCACCCTGCGACTTCTGGTCTGACCCCGTAGGATTTGTGTCTACTAAATCACTAATATATGTTGCGGTTTCAAGTGCCATGATTGCCTTAAATTAATGTATTAGGGATTCGCACCCGTAACCCGCCACTATTAGGCTGTGTTTTGCGCTTGGATAGATTGCGAACCGACTCCATGAGCGGAGGTGTCAACTGTGATAAAAGCGTTATCTGGTCACCGTCTCGCGTCCACTTAGCCGCCTCTAATGAGGCCATGTAGACGTATAAATCGCTTGCATGAACGGATAGCCAATTGCTAGGAACGGCATCACTGAGAGGCTCTAAATTCACCAAGTAATAAAGTTTGTACTCTTGGTTGCTGGATGTGGGGAATAGTCGTAGTTTGTTTTCTTCTCGCGAGTAATACTGAGGGTATGAGCCTGTGTAGTCATCAGGTCTATTTGTGTACTCGATATTGCGTTCTCTGCCGCCTACGGTATGCGTCAATCGTGACACGCTGCCAAAGTCTGCGGGTAACTCGATATAGCTATCTACCGCTGTGCCAGTCACTGACATTTCAAACTCGCGTAAGTTAAGCTCACGGAACATCGTAGCTTCTGCCATTTGAATAAACTTAGGCAATTGCGCCGTCAAATCCGTACGATGCATGTACGATTCAATGGCTGTTTTAATATCTGCGTAGTTCACAATAAAGCCCTGTCAAACATTACCAAAGCCTTGTTTTCTTGCATGAATCGAAGCACTGCTTTTTCGCGTTCTTTGGGGTCACGCAATGCCAAAATAGGCGCTAAGTAAGCATCAGGAATGTGGCAGATAAACTTACCTTCACCCCACTTTTGACCAGCCGTTGAATCTCTCGCACGTTTAGCGTGTTCCAAGTGAACCTCAGCGTCAAACGTGTTTTGCATAACAATATCGCCGCTAGATTCAAAATGCATCTTTGTGCGAATGCCTTTTTCGTCTACGCCTTCATCAATCGTCACGCTCTCTGTATAACCTGTAGCCATGTTTAATCCTTGAAATGCCCCCGCCGAAGCGAGGGCTAGTTCACATTAAGGAATCAAGTTATCGATCTTGAACTGTGCGACTTCGGAGGTAACGCGCAAAGTTGCATCAACCAAAACCTGCTCGCGCTCACTGTCACCAGTTTTAGAGAGTGCTTTTGCTTGAAAAGGACGCAAATAAGCCATGTCGATATAGTCTGTATCCAAGCCCAAAACCATATCACTACCAGACATCAGGTAATGAGGGATGATCGCCAATTGACCGAAGTTGGACATGTAAATATCAGCACCGGAAACGATACGGCCTTGGTCGCCTGACTTCACATCCAAGCGATTTGCAGCGATACCTGTAAAGCCACTGAAAGTCTCTTTATGTGCTGGAGACATATAGACTTCAGGAGGAACTTCACCGGACGCGATGTAGGTTTGCTGAACGGCTGTGTTCAACAATGTCACAGTGAAAGCACGGTTAGTACCCGCTATGAGTGCTGTAGTTGCCGCGCCAGAAGTGTGAGCTGGAGTAGCACCAGCACCGCCGTGCAAAGCATTGGTATAGATCAAGCGACCTAAGCCAGCGAACTTACCCGACAGTGTGCCGTTGTCAGCAACTGCCAAGTTTTTAGAGACAACAGCCGCTTCCATGTCGCGCTGAATCTCTTTATAAGCTTTGGCTTTGTGGTAACGCATTGCGCTTTCCATGCCTGCCTTTTTGACCTTCTCAACACGACCATCGACTGATACTGTGTCTTGAAAGATTTGGCAGGTGTTGGCTACGCGAGCTGGTGCGGTTTTAGCGCTTGCGACTGCATCATCACCAGACAATGCAGCATTGTCTTTGTTAGCAGCGCGAAAGCTGTCACGTTGCCATTCGTGGTAAGTGTTTTCAGCCGTTGCTTTGCCAGAAGCAGAGATGATAGGGGTTTTCCACGGTTGTGTGAGGGTGATTTTGTCGATCAGGTCTTCACGCACGTTTGTACCCGCTGTAACGCGAGTGTAGGTATTGACTGGAATTGCCATGATAGTTTCCTTTTATAGAATGCTTGCCAAATCATGCAAACTTGCGCGACCGCTCTTAAAGCGACCGTCTCGCACTGTGTTTGCGCGTGTGGCTTGAGTTGTTTGTTTAGTTGTGACTTTGGGAGCTGCTTTAGCCTGTTGCGTTACCGCTGGAGCTTTAGCTTTCAACTCACGATATGCCACCGCGTCTGCCATCATTCGGACTAATCGATAATCCGTGACAGTCGAAAAGTCCTTCGGCTCATAACCGTAGTTCTTCATGACGCTTTCGTATGTTTTTTGCAGCTTGGGTTTGTCCATGCCGTCTTTTTGCAGTTCAGCCCATGACCGTTCTTTAATCTGCGTCAAGGTTTGGTTTCGCTGCTGCTCTGCTTGCTGTTCCGCGTGTTGTCTCTCAGCTTGAGTTTGCTGCTCAATCGTTCCGAGAATCTCGCGGATTTGTGTTTGCCGATGGTTTTCTTGCACCCAGCTTGCAGGGTCTTGCGCCGCTAATTGCGACATTTCATCAGCACTACGAAAGCCAGCCAAACGCGCAATAGCTTGAGTAGCAAATTCAGCTTGTTGCAGGTAGTTGTTTCGTAGTTCGCTGTGCTTTTGTTGAAAAACTTGCACAGCTTGGGTTTCACGCTCGGCTAATCCCTGCATACTCGAGGTAAATTTTGCCTGTCGTATATACCCGTTTTTAAGCTCGGTTTGCGTGACCTTTTCGACCACATCATTACCGTCTTTGTCTTTTACAGTAACCTCTATTAACGCCTCGGTTGTCGGCTTCTCTTCCTTGGCTTCGGTTTCGGATTCTTCATCCTCAACTTCTTCTTCGGTTTCGTCGTCGGTCTGAGGTTTTGCGTCCGAATCGTCGCCATCGCTGGTTGATTCTTCCGCTGTCAATTCTTCCTCTGTTTCCTTGTCAGGATTGTCAGATAAAAAATCGGCGAGACTATCTAAGCCTTCTGACTCGGGTGCTTGCGCTTGTCCGTCCATTTGCTTTTTCCTTGGTCTAAATTCCTCCCTATGTCACTAAGAGGAACTAGGCGCGTCTCTCGACGTTAGCCAAAAAGGTAAGTGACTACCTGCTTACTGTGCGTAGGTATCGTCCTACTTTGCCGCGAGGGTTTTCCCTTGCTGTCTCTAAATCAATTTTGTGTTGTGCGAATTCGCCAGCTCTGACAATGCCGTAAAGGTTGTCTTCAAATAGCTTTGCTACTTTTTTCATTTGAAGTATGAGCGTTTGTCCTTCTTTGTCGCGAACTGGGCAGTTTTCCCACTGTTTGACAATCTCAGAGTGCATACGGCTCATCGCCAGCTTGAAGGCTTCATTGTCTAACACGTCCTGCGCGTTATTACCTAATGATGTAGTTTGCTGTAGGTTCATATTGCTAAAAGTAATAACTCGACGTCATCCTCATCCTGTTGCAATTCTCTTAGCTTATATTGTACTTGATATAACAAATCAATGTCACCTATTATTTTAGGTATATCAATTTTTACATCAAATTTAGCTAAAAGAGTCTCTATTTCCTCTAGTTTTGGCTCTGGTGCAATCTCTGGCTTGACGACTTTGAGGGCTTTTATCTTGCGTTTAGCTGCGCCACGGCTTGATTTTTTAGCCGTCTCTATCGCACTTTCAGCAGCGAGATATGCGTCTGCTTCCGCATGGTCATTAAAAATCAGGTACTGCTTACCGCGCTTGACGTAGACTTTGCGGGTACGCATGACGAAGCCACCGTTAAAGCCTGCTGGTGCTGAAACCTCAGGATTTACGACATCACCAACACCGTTACTTGTTTGCCCCTGCGAACTACTACCAACACCACTAACGTCACCTACTCCTACAAATGAACCGCTTAACACTGTCATTTGCGCTTGCGAAGCCGAACCCGTTCCGCTTACCGCCGCTGGGTTTGTATTGCCAGCCAATGCCACTGTTTGCGCTTGACGAACCGATGCTGTACCCGTTACCGCGTTAGGCGCTGTTGTACCGCTTACTGATACGCTTTGCGCCTGTCTAGTCGCTACCGTACCACTTATGGCCTGTGGTGATGCTGTGCCGCTACTAACTGCCGTTTGCGCTTGTCGTGTTGTCAATACGCCACTAACACTAGCAACCGAAGCCGCTCCAGTTCCCGCTACCGTCTGAGCTTGAGACGATGCACCGCTGCCAGTGATGCCTACTGCGCTATATGAACCTGACGCCGCGACTGTCTGAGCCTGAGAGCTTGTAATCGTTCCAGTGACTGCCGCTACCGCCGCGCTTCCACTTGCTACTGTTGTCTGTGCATGTGAGGTGCTAGCCGTACCCGTAACGGCTGGTGTTGTCGTGCTGCCTGTCGCTGTCGCTGTTTGCGCTTGCGAGGTTGTCGCCGCGCCAGTTACACCGCCGCCGCCAGATGCTGCATCAAAGTAAAAATCACCCCAAACAACAATTCCAGCATCGTTCGTTCGCTGTTTGACAAGTAGCGAAGCGCCCCTGCCCCTGCCCCTGCCTAGACCATCTAGGAACTCTGATTTTGAGGTGTTTGCACCCATTTAGCCTTGCGTATGAATAACGCTTCCTGTTAGCTGGGTTGTTGTTGTGGTTTGCGGGTTGTACAAAATGAACGGTACTGTCGTATCGTATTCACGTCCAAAGCCACCTGTTACGGGGTCAATAACACCCCCAATGCCAGCAGCTGGTAATTCGACCTGAGCTAATATGCGAAAAGCTACTAAGTGAACCACGCCCGATGTCATAGATACCGTAGACGTGTATGTTTGCACTGAGCGAACCCCGACATCGCCAGCTTGCAATGCAAAGACGTAAAACGAACCCGCAATACTTGTAGCCGCATACAAAGGTACAGCCGTACCAGTCCTGCCAGCCGTACCCGCTGAATTGGTATATGAGATTGAGATAACCGATGCACCCGCGCCCGTAGCTGTTGACACTTCTAAGCCAATATAAACACCATCGCCAGAAGTTGCGCCGTTTTTATCTCTAGCAGGCCACGCCACACTATTGATAGTTTGCGCTGTAATGGTTGTCACCACAATGCCTGAGTTATGCCACAGCCTGTCGCACAATAAAGCATTACCAGCCTGTGCGCTTGATGTAAGCGAAAACCGCGCTAAGTGCGTATTGCCACTAGCCGCTGGGATAGGGATTTGTCCAGCGTATGCAGTCAAAGCCGCACCAGCAGCGCCGGGAGTAGGGGCTACAGCAGCGCCGGGTATGCCTGCCAAATAAAGCGGGCTAAACATACGACCAGCCACTAAAGTGCCAGTTAGTGCTTTTGAGACGAACTCAGGCGGCTTCATGCCAGCCAAAGCGCCATCTACGGTTGTTATTGCCATACCTTACAGTCCTGCGCTAGCGTTTAAAACATCATGCGTGAAGCTGGAAACACTCACAGAGCCACCCACGATAATCTGACCACCAGTTAAGCCTGATAGGTTCAAGTTAGCGCCTGACGCGCCTACAGTGCCATCCATAACCACTGTCGTGCCGTTAGATTGCACCGCTCTAAACCATGTCGGTGTGCCTGTTGCATTGGCGCTTGAATCGGCTGTAATCGCGTTGAATGTGATTAGACCGTTTGACGTTGCTGGTGCTGCTGTCGCTCCAAAGGTCAATTCAGCTAACAACACCTGAGCGCCGATAGCTGTATCCGCTGTAGCAGGTTGTGTGCCGTCATAAATGCGGAGGAAACCACTGTTTAGTCGTGCCGCTAGGTTATCACCCTGCCCGTTTACCGTGGCGTTTGCCAGTTGTGTATTAAGTGCCATGTTAATTTACTCCTACTGATTGAATCCCTACTGCTTTACCGTTAGCATCACGAACAACCATTTTGGGTTGATTCATTTGCTGCATCATCATTTGCATAGCTTGGAGGAACTTATCCTCTTTCTCGACCTTCTCCACTTCCTCGCCTTCGAGTGTTTCAGGTGATTTAATGCCTGCAATCGTGAGCTTTACCTGCGCGTCTAGCTCAGCTTTCCAGCGTGCTAATTCACGGTCAGCCTGCTTACTGGCTTCCTCGATTTGCATACGCTGCGTCTCTTTTTGCGCTTCGAGTTGTGCCTGAAACTGTGAATCACGCGCTTGCATTTCCTGCTTATTGCGCTCAACCTCCATATCCCGCTGCATTTCCCTTGCGTGCTGCTGATCTTGTATTTGCGTGGTCATTTGAAGCGTTTGCATATCCTGCTGTGCTTTGAACTGGTTAGCCGCTGCCGTGCCTTGCTGCTTCATCTGTTCGATTTGCAGCGCTGGGTTAGGTGGTGGTGGTACTGGAGGCTTGCCGCGTGGGTCAGAAAAGAAGTTTTGCACGTCTTTAAATCCAGCCGCCTCAGCCATCTTGGATTGTGTGTGATAGATTTTCTCAGGGTCAGCCAGTCCCATAGGCAATAGCGCCATTTGATTTTGCGCAATCATTTGTAGCGCTTGCATCTTTTGCTGTGCATCGCCTGAGCCTAATCCGACATTGATGGTCATGTCGTACTGGTCACGCCATTCGTTCGGGTCATACTCGACAAACTTATCGCGCAATCGGAATGCTAGTTTTTCCATGCCGCCTTCGGTTAGCAGTTTGAGCACACCGCAAAACATAGGTTTAACCAGCACTTCGGCAACAATACGAGCGATTAACTCGATACGTTGCATGGCGCTTGTCTGGTCTATCTGCTTACCGCCAAGCGTGGTATTTAGTGCGTCAGGATCTAAGCCTTGACTATTGCGAGATACGCCTGTACGGTTTTCGCGCATTTGCTGAATGTAATCCAGCATAGGCATAGCAGCGCCTGCGGAATTAGGGACAATCAACGGCTGTAGGGCATTCTCTCGCGTGATACGCACA